TCATTGAAACGATCATATGTATACTTGATACCACTATCGAGTATAACGTATGAACTAGATCCAATTGAACTAAAGTAGTTAACTGTATTAGTTAATTGATCAGCTGGAGATAGAGCAGCACCACCAGATGTAGCAACTTGGTTGCCATTGAAAGGTGATATAAATGCTACACAATCCTTTCTGCTATTAGCAACAGCAGCAACTGATCCAGCCTTGGCCTTAGTATCAGTTTCATTACCCATTGATCCACCCATCAATACAAAGTCAATTGTTGTTTGCTCTGTATCAAGGAACTCATCATAGGCACTTGCAACTTCACCAGAAGTGTATGCATAATCATCTGTACCACCACTAAGTGATCCACCAGCAGTTGCAAGAATTGCTGCGAACTTCTTAGGTGATCCAGATGTTGCACCGTATGAAGCAACAGCACTACCAGGATTTTCTCCTAGTGTTGTTTGTTGGTTTGCACCAAGTGCAGAACCATAGATGTAAGAAGATGTTTCATTAACAGCATCCTTCCAATATGAGGAAGCACCTTCAGGTGTCTTACCATCTGATATCTTAGAAACGTATGTTATACGCTCAACTATTGTATTTGTACTCTCGTCAACAACTGCTATATGAACTTCATCGTTAGAAAGATAACGTTCAGATGCAAATGCAGATGTTCCTGGACGAGGACCGATTGCCTTATATGTTAAACCTGTTGATCCAATTGGTTGTGTGTTCCAATCAGAAGCACTGAAATCAGAGAATGTGAATGAGTTACCATCAGCAGCAGGGTTAGCACCCTCGATAATAGTAACATTGTTAGCATCAATCACTGAATATACTTCGTGATCTGTAACTCCATCACTCAGTGTATCTCCAACACTAAGTCCGTGACCATTCTTGGCAGCCTTTTTAGTAGGGCCATGATCAACAACTACTACACGTAGATTGTTTCCATCAGCACCTGCATCTCTAGCCGCGAACTGTTCACTAGAACCTACACCAGCATCCCATGCTTCTTTTGAACCAATAAGAACTGCTGATCCATCTAATGTTGCATTGAGAACTCCTGTTGCAGCACGTACTACTGCTAGTTGTCCACCGTAACGCAAAAATTCGGATGCGACCAACCAGTCAGCAGCATTAGCCTCAGCTGGTGTTCCGAATGTATCTATCAATTCCCTTTCAGAACCAATGTTTACTATTTTGCCTACTGGTCCTTTGCGGAAAGTAGATGCTATTGCAGCACGTATTGCTGAAGCACCTGTAACAACAGCATTGGATAGATCACGTTCTTTAATAACAATTCCAGGCGAGACTTGACTTGCCATGTTTTTTCCTCTATAAATTCCAAATTTACCTAGAAGTATTTAGAATTTTAGAAAGTTCATTCAATAATTCCACATGTATGAGACTTCTTCTTGTTTATCTCCATAAGCCCAGAGATCCCCCTCTGCATCTAGATATGTCTCTTCTCCCATACCATCATCAATAAATCCAAAAGGAGCCATGTCCTGCTCAATCTGATTTCGTTGCTCTTCATAAATTCTCTTTCTGACATCCATGTCAGTCATTTCTTTAAAATACTCTTGCATTACTAACCAAGAGAAAAGAACCAGACACATTACCAAGTCATCATGGTATCCATCATCTGCCTCCCAACATTGTTTTCTTTGAATGAAGGTAGTTAGTTCTTGTAATATTTCAAAATCACAGAAGGATAATTTATCATCTTCTATAACTGCTTTAAGATTTGCACATCCTTGCTTCTTAACTGTGATGCTCATCTTAACCCCAAGTTGAGTTTTAGTTCCAGAAAATCCTTGTCCTACTACTTGGCCTGCTCTACCACGCATAGCACACATTAATACATTAGGATACTCAAGATCATAGTTTAATGTTGCTGCTATACTATCTCCTATGTCATTTACCTCAACCAAAATATATGGATTATTATATTCTTTACATACCTCAAGTATTACCGAGGGAAACAGTACAGGTTTAATCTCATTATTACGGTACTTGGCAACGATTTGATACGGGAGAGTGGTGATATCAAACACGACAAAAGCACTGTAGTCGCCACCAATTCCTCTGGCAACATCGACAGTAATAATATATTCGTGATCCTTTTCTGCTCTCTTGTGTACGTCAAGTCCTGCATTACTTAATATGGGGTCAGTGAATGGTATTGTTTGTAGTTTAGCAGGAGATATTAAAGTGTCAGCTGATCCAAGGAAGTCACACTCAAACTCTTGAGCGAACTGTCTCTTGGACGTATTCTTCATCGTCTCCTCTTTCCATTTAGCATCTCTGCCTGGAACTTGAGACCAATGTACTTCATTCGTAACATATCCATTCTTACCATTCCTAGCATCTTCCCACATCTTATAGAAGTGGTTCATACCATTAGGAGTGGATATGATTATTACTTTCGTTGACTTACCAGAAGTAATAGTAGGATAAACAGAGGCAAAGAATTGCTCCGCAACATGGTTTGGAACGAAAGCGAACTCGTCGAGGAAGAGGATATTGAACGACATGCCTCGGACAGCACTTGCAGACGTAGAAGCAGCCAGTATCTTTGACCCGTTTTCAAGTTCGACATTACCTTTGTTCCATACTAATATTCCGTGTTGCATCCATTTTGGTAGATTCTCATATGCTAATTGGAGTCTTCCAAGTAGTTCCCTTGCAGTACTAGCCTTGTTAGCGAGTATGCCGATATTGACACTATCATTAAAAATAGCGTAATGTAATAGGTAAGCCACAACAGTCGTACTCTTACCCGTTTGACGTGGAAGTTTTGCAATATTAAATCTATTGTTATGAAAATCCATCATGATTTCCTTCTGGAAACCATACATGGTAAATGGAACTAATCCTTCATCAAGAGAAATGATCTGGATATAATTCAATGCAAAATAGAGTGGATCATTTTTACATTTGATCCATTCCTCTACTTGCTTTTTTGTAAATTGTATCTCAGTACCTGCCTTCTTCAGGTTGGGGTTACCAAGATATACATCTGATTTTATGGCCATTATAATACTTGTACTACTCCTTTTACGTCTGGTATTTCTTCCATAAGTTTACGTTCAATACCTTGCTTTAAAGTCATAGTGCTCATAGCACATGTAGCACAAGCACCTCCAAGTCTAACTTTGACATAACCTTCTTCAGTCTCAACGTACTCCAAGAAACCACCATCTGCTTCGATGTATGGTTGTATCTCGGTGAGTACCTCTATGACATTAGAATCATTAAGTTCCATTAGCTTCTTTTATTGCCTCAACAATAATCTTTTTCAATTGTCTGCTTTTCTTTCTACCTAAACCAGCAGATGTATCTATCTTTACCTTAACCCAATAAAGACCAGTTAAGACGAGGATAAATGGAATAGCATCTCCCCATGAGATTTCATTCCATGCCTCTACGACATTTAATACAGAAAACATAATTAACCTTCAATAAGTGTACCGTGAGCACGACGTATCTCACGTAGTTCTTCAAAGTTCTTTTGCTTAGTGCCACCATCGTATGCCCAAGCATATCCTTCTTCGATCATCTGTTCATTGAGAGACTTCTCTTGATCTCCAACATATAACCAACCTAAGAGACGGCCATACTTACCGACACCACCTTTGAGTTCAGTTCTAATAGTGAGTTCATTTTCAGAATTCTCTACAGTATCAGTTAATGTCCCTTTCATCCAATTGGTAGCATCAATACCCAATGCTTTCTCTTCTAAATCACGAGTTCTTTTCTCAGGGGTATCAACTCCTGCAATCCTTACCCGTTCCTTTTTGTATAAGTCAAATCCAAGATCTATAGTGACATCTATCGTGTCTCCATCTAGAACCTTGTCTATCTTAGTCACTCGGAAATTGTAACATGACTTCCGACTTGGTGGTTTCATTGCTCCCATAGTTAAATTCTTGTAGTGAATTATTTATCATATCTTCAACAGGGATTCTATCCTTCTTAGATTCATGATCTCTTATCTTCTGAATCAACTCAGCTGTAGGAAAGTCATGACCCATATGTGCATCTGCATTTGGTGCAAACGCAGTAGATCCTATAATACCACCAGCACCAATGCCAACAGCACTAACAATAGCAACTACTTTTTCATTAGCACGAACTCTAAGAGTGAGTTCCTTCACATGCCCCATCATGTGTTCCACTTTCGCTTCCAATATCGCGATCTTCGTCTCTTGACTGTGTTCCGTCATTTGGCCAAAATTCATCATACTTAAATATGTAGTAGATAACTACACCTACGGCTACTAATAATATAGCACACATTATATTAATAGACCAAACTACTTCAGACATACTTCTCCTATTTGAAGACCATAATCAATTTCAGGTGGAACTATCAGTACATAACCAATACCCATATTAAATACTCTCTTCATTTCTTCTTCTGGTATCTCACCAGCAAGCATAACCTTACTGAAGATCTCTGGAAGTCTCCAAGAATTATAATCAATATGTGATGTTAATCCTTCAGGTATAATCCTATTAATATTCTCTTCTAATCCACCACCTGTTATATGTGCCATACCTACGATAGGTATCTCATCTAATAACTCATCTATCTGTTTTGCATAGATTGTAGTAGGAGTAATTAACTCAGGTGTATCCTTATAGTATATCTTATGCCTCCATAACATATC